ACATTTGAGAAATGTGACGTCTTCAATCGTCGAGAAGCCGGTCAATACTCCCTTTCCAGCTTGTCCCTGAGATGAAGCGCTGGTAATGGTGACGCCATACTCGGCAAGTACTTCCTTCATGGTGAGAGGATTGAAGAAGTCACGAGCTTTCGTACTGACGGCAATTACGCAGTCATCTCCGAGGATTTTGCAGTGAACGTTCTCTAGAAAGAACTCGTCGCTGGACATGGCAGGTGGAGCCAAAATGATGTAAGTATACCTTACGTAGGCAACTCCAATGAGGGTGTTGGTCACAGTTGTACCAGAATCCCCAGAAGGGTTACCACAGTTTAGCATATTCACAGCATTTCCAACGACTTCGAAACGAAACAGCATCTCACTACAGATGTTGTTCCTGACCTGACGGTACTGGTCGTCGTACCAGTCATTTCGGACTTGGAAAGCGAGTCCCATCATTTCACGCGAACATTTGGAATCAAATTGTTCATAATCAATGTCGAACATATCAGATCCTGCTTCCAACAAATACTTTGCAAAGCTGCTCCATTCCCTTGAATAGGGATTGACGCCAGCTGCGCTGAATGTGTTGTGTCTTCCGGCAAGGAAGTTCATGTTGAATGCAAGATAGAGACGTCGGCAGATTATGATGTAAGGCAATTGAGCGATGTCGAAGTGACGTGTTTTGCCCTTCTTGATCTTGTCAAATGGTCTGCGTTCAGTTTTGAGAGTTGCTTTCCAGAGGTGGTTTCCGATTTCGTTGTCTTCGAGGCCATGCAGGTACTTTTCGCATGCCTCTTCCAATTCAGGCTTCATGATGAACTTTCCGTCGACTTCGTCAAACCAGTATTCTTTGCCAGAATGTCCGGGTACGTTCCATCCATAACCAGGGGCAGTTGCCATATTGAGTTTTTCACAAAATGGCTCATCGGGAATCCCGTTGATTGCTTCGTCGTAGGTGAGAATACGACGTATTGCTCCTGGTCGTGGCTTGAACATTTCGGACAAAAAGGCGAGAACATAGGTCATGACGTAGGGTAAGAAACCTTCAGAAGGGTTTCCATACTTGCGGTGGGCTCGTTTGAGTGGTGATTCGGTTCTGAACTCTGGATCGACTCGCGGATCGTTAGGTCGGATAACAGAGTTGTCTGTCGTGTGCTTGTAAACTTTATCGAAGATAGGAGATGGTTTGTCCTTATTCTTCATAGGAAGTACACATGGTTTGTTGATAACGCCAACAGGAATGATGGC